ACAACACAAGCACTTCCCAATCAGAAATTTATCAAAATGGCGCATGGGTTCAATTTGCTATTTCTTCTGCAAGTTCTGTAAATTATTTGGTTATTGCGGGCGGTGGCGCTGGTGGGGGAGTTTCTAGTGCATTGGGCAACAATGTTGGCGGTGGCGGTGGCGGTGCTGGTGGGTATAGAGAGTCTACTCTTGCTGTTAATCCGGACGTACCACTCACTGTTACTGTTGGGGCAGGTGGCGCTGGAACATCAACAGACCCATCATATGGTGGGAATGGAAGTGATTCAGTATTTTCTACCATTACTTCTGTAGGCGGCGGTGGTGGTGGCGCACAAAGCACTTCTACCTCTATTGCAAACGGGCGAGCAGGTGGCTCAGGCGGTGGTGGTGCTGGATATGACGGTAACTATGTAGGTACTGGTGGCTCTGCAACATCTGGTCAAGGCAGTGCTGGTGGAGGTGGTAACTACACTTCACCTAACTACGCTGGCGGTGGCGGTGGCGGGGCAAATGCTGTAGGTGTTGCTGGAACAAATACTACTGGTGGTAATGGAGGCGCTGGAACTGCTTCTTCTATTACAGGCTCTTCTGTAACTAGAGCTGGCGGTGGCGGTGGTGGAACTTACAATCTTAATGGTAGTGCTGGAACCGCTGGCACTGGAGCAAATGGTGGTGGAAATGGTTCTGCTGGATACGGTGTTGGCTCAAATGCAACTGTTAATACTGGGTCAGGCGGTGGCGGTGCTGGTGGCGGAAATAATAATGCTAGTACTCCTTTTGTTGGTGGTAATGGTGGTTCTGGAATTGTTATTATTTCATACTCAAATTCATTAAAACTTGCAACCGCTACAGGCACATATACCCAAACAAACTCTGGTGGAAATTACATATTCACCTTCACCGGTTCTGGAACCATCACATTCTAAGGAGAAAAGAATATGCCTCAAATTTTTGATGGAACGACAGGCACGGTGCCTGCTTCCTGGACCACGGCCGGGAGACCAACGTCGCCCGCTACGGGTCAATTTGGTTATAACACCAGCCTAAACCTGCTTGAAATATGGAATGGATCTGCATGGGTTGCGGTTGGAGATCAGTCTGCTCCTTATTCAGTTCAATATCTGGTGGTTGCTGGTGGCGGAGGCGGTGGCGGTGGCGAACCAGCCTCTGGTGCCGGTGGCGGCGGTGGAGCAGGCGGCTATAGAACAGCATCAGGATATTCAGTAACTCCACAAACTTCATATACAGTAACAGTTGGAGCTGGTGGAGCTGGTGGAGCAGGGGCTGCAAACGGAACACAAGGAAATAATTCTGTTTTTGACACAATAACTTCCACAGGCGGCGGATTTGGAGCCCCTTATCCAACAGGAGTTAGCGGTGATGGTGGTAATGGCGGTTCAGGAGGGGGTGGAGGAAACAGTGTCCGCCCTGGCGGATCAGGAACTGCTGGTCAAGGAAATAATGGCGGAACTGGCGGCTCTTATCCTGGACAAAATGGTGGTGGCGGTGGTGGTGCAGGCGCTGTTGGTGGTGCCGGATCATCTACCGGCACAGGCGGCGCGGGAACAGCTTCTTCAATTACAGGGTCATCAGTAACTTATGCAGGTGGCGGTGGAGGTGGCGGCGGCGGATCAAACGGAGGTACTGGCGGTGGAGGTGCTGGAAATTCGGCGGGAAGCAATGGTTCAAATGGATCTGCAAACACCGGTGGCGGTGCTGGAGGTTCAAAATCCAATGGCTCTAACCAAACTGGAGGTACTGGCGGTTCAGGAGTAGTAGTTATTAGCTATGCTGGTCCTCAAAGAGCTATTGGCGGAACAGTCACACAATCCGGTGGAAACACTATTCACACATTCACTTCATCTGGCACATTCACAGCCTAATTTTTCAAGGAGAAAACAATGGCACATTTCGCAAAAGTAGTAGACGGCAAAGTGACGCAAGTCATCGTAGCCGAACCTGAATTCTTCACCACTTTCGTGGATTCGTCTCCTGGCGAATGGATTCAAACTTCATACAACACTCACGGTGGCGTTCACAAAAACGGTGGCACTCCATTGCGTAAGAACTACGCAGGGATCGGCTTTACTTATGACCGCACTCGTGATGCTTTCATCCCTCCTCAGCCTTATGCTTCATGGACACTTGACGAGCAAACTTGCTTGTGGAATGCTCCAGTAGCTTATCCTACTGATGGCAAGCGTTACGCATGGGACGAGGCAGCCACTAACTGGGTTGAAGTAGCAGATCAGGCGGCCTAATGGAACACATGCAGATCAGCGTTAAGCTGCTAAACCAGGTCCTCGGCTATTTGGGCAATCGCCCTTATACCGAGGTGTTTCAGCTTATTGAAGCACTTCAGCTTGAAGCAAAGAATCAGCCTCAAGCAGAACAAGAAGAGCGCCCGGGAGAGTGAATGAATTCGGCAGAAGTTGCTGCAGCATTATCGACCCATGAGGCGGTTTGTGCAGAACGTTATAAAAATATTGAGGTGCAATTTAGGTCTAGTAATGCTAGGCTTAAACGCATGGAGACGATCATGATTGCGGCAGCTGCTGCCATCATAGCCGCTTCTGGAGCAGTTTGTATGCTGCTCATTCAATTGATTACAAAGTGAGGAGTAGTATGGATCTTGCAACAGCAGAAAAATTAGCGGTCATCCAGGCCGAAGCAGAGATGAAGCTCAAGGAGCTAGAGTCTCAAGCCCCTGCAAAAGAAGTAGCAGGAAAGGCCATTGGCAAGCATGGCTTGATCTACATCACGATTATCGTGGCCATGGGTGTCGGTGCTTCTATAGTCCTTGAAGAGTCTAAGATGGCAGCCGTTATGGGCTTGCTAGGCGCTTCATTGACCGCTCTGATTAGTATGCTAAATGGTGTTGCAGGAGCCAATCCGAAGCAAGAGAAGCCAGAATTTGAAGTCATGAAGCAATTGATCGACAGACTTGACAAGATGGCTGATCGTGATCCTATGTCAGTCCAGGTTGAAGGTGACAAGGTCATCGTCAAAAAGGGTGACCATGAGACAACTGTGGGGAGACAATAATGTTTCCATTGACTGCCCTTGTCGATGTCGGGATGAAAGTCCTTGACAAGTTTATTCCTGATCCTGAGGCGAAAGCCAAGGCCCAGCAAGAACTGTTGAAGATGCAGCAAGAAGGCCGTTTGGCCGAATTGAATGCAGACAACATTGAAGCCCAGGAACTGACGAAGCGTCAAGCTGCCGACATGGCTAGCGACTCTTGGCTTAGCAAGAACATCAGGCCAATGACTCTGATCTTCATCTTGTTTGCCTACTTCTTGTTTGCAATGATGTCTGCCTTTGGCAACAATGCCAATGAAAAGTACGTCGAGCTGCTAGGCCAGTGGGGCATGCTGATTATGAGCTTCTATTTTGGTGGTCGTACACTTGAGAAGATCATGGACATGAAGTTCAAGGAAAAAGATGCAGCTAAGTAAAAACTTTAGCCTTGAAGAGATGACAAAGTCAGAGACGGCTTTGCGTCATGACATGGACAATACACCAAAGGCTGCCGAGATTGCAAACCTTGTCGTTCTTTGTGAGAAAGTATTGCAGCCAGTTCGTGACCACTACGCCCGGGGCGTGAAAGTTAATTCTGGCTATCGTGCTCCTGAGGTGAATGCCAAGGTTGGAGGTTCTAAGACTTCAGACCACTGTAAAGGCATGGCAGCAGACATTGAGATTCCTGGTGTACCTAACCACGAGTTGGCCGAATGGATCAGTAAGAATTTACCTTTTACTCAGGTGATCTTGGAGTTTTATACGCCAGGTGTTCCTGACAGTGGCTGGGTGCATGTGTCTTATGACCCGGCTGATTTGAAAAAACAAGAATTGACAGCAGTCAAACGTGACGGCAAGACAGTCTATTTGCCAGGTTTGGTTGCTTAAGGAAAGAATATGCCAGCAGCAATGACCTTTACGACACTAAAAGACGACGTCAGGAGTTATCTTGAGCGCGGCGGTTCTGCATCAACAGACCCGATCGTCTTTGCCCAGATTCCTAACCTGATTACGTTAGCAGAGCGTCGTATCAGTCGTGACCTGAAGATTCAAGGTTTTCAAGCTGTTGTCGTGACGAACATGCAAGCCGGTGTTCCTGTGATGCCTAAGCCCGACCGCTGGCGCGAAACCATCAGCATGAACATAGGAACAGGCACCGGTAACAACACTCGTGTCCAGATCTTCACAAGAGCCTATGAATATGTCAGAAGCTACTGGCCTGATCAGACTCAGGTAGCGCAGCCTGTATTTTATGCAGACTACAACTACACAAACTGGGTCTTTGCGCCAACACCTGATATTGCTTACCCTGTTGAGATTGTCTATTACGAGCTACCAGCATTGCTAGACGAAGCTAATCAGACTAACTGGTTGACAGAATTTGCACCAAACTTATTGTTATACGCAACACTTTTAGAAGCGACTCCATTCCTAAAGAATGATGAGCGCATCCCTGTATGGACCAACATGTACGCTATGGCAGCTCAAGCACTTAACGGTGAAGACCTTAAGAAGATCTTGGACCGTGGCGCCGTAAGAAACGAGGCTTAATATGACTGTCTTCACAAATATCTTTGGTGGCGATAACATAAGCCCATCAGACGTCAGCTACATTGCTGTCACCTTGACTGCAGATAAGGCGTTTGATTGGCCACTTGAAACCGCACCTTCTACAAACCTGATTGCCTCGATCATGGACGTGACTGCTTCTGCAGGTCCGTTTGCGATCATATTGCCATCAGCACTAGAAGCATCGACAGGTCAGACAATCCTATTCAGCAACGTAGGAGCTAACGCCTTTGTAGTCAAGAACAATGCCGGTACTCAAGTACTAAACGCTGCACCTGGCACTGTATGGCAATTGTACCTGACAAACAATACAACGCCAGCAGGCGTCTGGCAAGCTTACCAGTTTGGTGCAGCTGTATCGTCAGTCAATGCTTCTTCTCTTGCAGGAACAGGCATTATCGCAATTGGATCTGTGCTGTCACAATCCATGCCAGTTACTTCTTTTGGTACAAACTACACGACAAACAGCAACGATCGTGCAAGAACGCTTATCTGGAACGGCGGAGCTGGCGTTTTAACGTTAACGGCTGCCGGCACCCTTGGCGATAACTGGTTCATCAACCTACGCAATGAAGGCAGTGGAGCCCTGGTCGTAGACCCTGCAGGATCAGAGACTATTAACGGATCTTCATCCTTGACTTTCCAGCCTGGCGACTCTGCTGTCATCTGTACTGATGGCGTTCAGTTCTACACAATTGGCTATGGCCAAGCCCCTGTATTTGCTTTTGACTACACATCAATCGACGTAGCAGGATCTGGCAACTACACCTTGTCTGGTTCAGAGCTAAACCGTATCGCCTACCAGTTTACCGGCGTCTTGACCGGCAACCGTAACATCATTGTGCCAAACACGGTACAGCAATACTGGGTGACCAATGATACGACAGGCGCGTATACCCTTACCGTTAAAACAGCCGCAGGAACCGGGGTAGCAGTTGCTCAAGGATCTAGGACCATCATGTATTGCGATGGAACCAACGTCGTTGCGGCGGATACAGGAGGACTTGCGTTGCCGGTTCCAATTAGCCAGGGTGGTACTGGAGCAACAACCGCAGGTAACGCATTGATCAATCTAGGTGGTACAGCAACTGGTATTGCAATCTTTACGGCAGCTTCTCAAGGGGCAGCCCAGGTAGCAATCGGTCTTGATCCAATTCAAGGTGGAACTTACTAATGCCAACAACGCCTGTCGTCATTCGTTCGCAGGCCGGTATCAAGCGAGACGGTACCAGGTTTGAGGGCGATTTTTATGTAGACGGACAATGGGTTCGTTTCCAGCGTGGTCTTCCTCGTAAGATAGGCGGCTATAAGGTCGTCAATCGTTACCTGTCTGAGATCAGCCGCGGGATCAAGACTTATACTGAGGATAGCTTTACCTACATCCACTCAGGATCTGCAGGAGCCGTAGAGCGTTTCAGGATTAACGGAAACGGTGTCTCTAGTCTGATCACAAATAGGACACCGGCTAACCTTGACGTCAGCGACCAAAACCTCTGGCAGTTTGATGTAATCTATGACAGCCAAAGCATACCTCCGGTGAATACCCTAGTTGCCCAAGTGGCTCCTAATGCCAATTGTATCTGTAACACGGACGGCGGTCAATTATTCATTGGTGACCTTATAGGAACAGGGCTTCTTCAAGAAGTAACCGTTTTCCCTGCAGGAGCTAATGTTAACGGTGGCGTCTGTGTATTGCACCCTTACTTGACTTATTTTGGAAGCGATGGCTTTCTTGGATGGTCGGTAGCTGGAGATCCTGGCGATCTTGTGGGCGTAGGCTCAGGGAATGCGCGTATAGCTGCACAAAAGATTGTTCGTGGACTTCCACTTAGGGGTGGCCCAGGAAATGCCCCTGCTGGCCTCTATTGGTCCGCAGACGCTGTTATTAGAGCCTCCTTCGTTGGTGGTCAGCAGATCTTCCAGTTTGACACAATCAGTAGCCAGTCAAGTATCTTGTCAGCAGCTTCTGTCATCGAATATGACGGCCAGTACTTCTGGTGCGGTACAGACAGGTTCTTGATGTTTAACGGTGTTGTTCGTGAGATTCCTAACAATCTCAACATCAACTACTTTTTTGACGGCTTAAACAGGAATGCAACGCAGAAGGTGTTTGCCTATAAGGTTCCTCGTTATGGTGAGATCTGGTGGTGCTATCCACGTGGAGATGCGACTGAGTGTACACATGCCGTGATCTTTAACATCAAAGAAGGCACCTGGTACGATACCGAGTTGCCTAACGGTGGTAGATCTGCTGGAGAATTCTCACCTGTCTACGCTGCCCCCTTATTGGCTGGTGTGCAGCTTTCAAGCTTTGTGCCAAACGTTCGAATCACTGAAAACGATAACATTCGAATCACAGAAGACGGTAACTCAAGAGCCATTCAGCCTGAAGAAGGTTTCAAGGTCTGGCAGCATGAGTTTGGGTCAGACGAGATTGACGGCCAAAACATCACAGCCGTTCCTTCTTTCTTTGAGACTGCTGACATGAGCTTCTTAGTCGGCGGAAGTCCACAGAGCAAGTGGATTCGTGTCGAGATGATCGAGCCTGACTTTGTGCAGTCAGAAAATATGACAGTTCAGTTGACAGGACGAGCCAACGCCAAGGCTGGCGAGGTAGCCGGTCCTGAAAGAATCATCTACGCAACGCCATCTGATCCTTACGAGCAGGTGGTCTGGTTCAAAGAAGAACGCCGAGAGCTTCGCTTTAAGTTTACTTCAAACACCATCAACGGCGATTACCAGATGGGACAAGTCATTGCTCACATCGAACCGGCTGATGGAAATGTGCTTGGAGCTGTTGCAGGGGGTTCCACGTGATCACGCAGCCTGTTATAATAGGACTCAGAGACTGGGCAGATCAAGTCGTACTCGATCTTGATACCTATGGCCCTCTCGTGAGGCTAGACGATGAAACCAAATGGCAGGAGTGGGGCGTGCAATTCTGCGTTATCTCGGGATTGAGCCAAAAGAACATTCCTAATCCAAATGATTTTGACGACTGGCGTATTTGGGCACAACGCTTCGTACAAATGGTGGATTAAATGACAGAACAAGAATTTCTCAAGCTGCTGCATGAGGTAGCTAAAAAAGCAAAACCGTTTCACAACGAACTAAAACCCATCGACACGATGGAAGTTGTATTCACTGAAGTAGGTCTTGACAGCCTTGACCTTCTTATGTGTACAGTATATCTCTGCGAAGTCTACGACGTAGAAGACGAGAAGAGTAAAGAGATGCAAGCCACGACTCCACGAGAGTGCTGGGACTTTTTAAATGAACATGGTCGTCGTAAACCTGAATCATTTGAGCAAGCAGTGGGGTGGATCCTATGAGAATCTTCTTGACTGAAAGTCGCACAGCTAGTACGACGCAGACTGAGGTCTACGAAGATCATGGTTTTCCGCAGCGCGTTCATTGGTTCCCTGATAGCTACGCAAGAGTCAAGACAGGTCTTTTTAATCCTGCTCACGTCGTAGCAGAAAAGGTTCTAGATCCAGATCTCTTGAACCTTCTTCGCCAGACACAGACTGGCAAGACTGCCTTCATCTTGGCTTCTGGAAACAGTAACTTTGCCAACGAAGGTAGGAAGATGGGCAAAGAGAACAGCATGACTTTTAACTACAAGGTCTTGCCGTTGTCATTGACCCAGATCTACGCAGGCCGTGTAGCCTCGCAGTGCGGGGAAATAGATCATACAGCAACTGACGCAACCGCGTGCACCTCTAGCCTTAAGGTATTGATGGACGTGCAGACACTGATTAAGTTCTATGGGTTTGACCGCGTGGTTGTTCTTGCAGTAGAAGATCAGGTCAACAATATGACCCTACAGTTCTTTGGTGAAGCAGGAGCAACTCTTACAGAAAAGATGGCAGCTGAGCATCAGGTGATGCCTTCTGCATTTGATTCCAAGAATTTTGGCTTCTACATTGGTCAGGGTGCTGCTTTTGCAGTCTTTGAGAGTGAGAAGGCCTTAGAAAAGTCTGGTTTGATACCAAAAGCCGAGCTTCTGGGGGCTTATACAGCCACGGAGCTTCTGACCAATGCCATCGGGCAACGAGAAGATGGCCAGGGATTTACACGGGCCATAAAAGGCGCGATAGAAATTTGTCAAATTTTGCCAGAACAAATTAAAATCGTGAAGACACATGGCACTGGAACAAAATCTAATAATGCAGCCGAAAAAGCATGTTTAGATCAGTTGCCTGGCAAGTTTGTAGCGACATCGTATAAGCAACGAATCGGCCATACGATGGGAGCGAGTGGACTTTTAGAGACCCTCTTGCTGTTCAATGATTTGGGGAAGGGCGCTGTGCCTGAGATCTTGAATAGGACAGAAGAGGATCATGTATACCTCTCGCATCCGGTTGAAGTTCCTGATGGCATAGTGATGAGCTTGAGTGCTGGTATGGGCAATGTGTTCAGCGCCGCACTGTTCAACACAAGGATATAGATTATGCCATTGGTAGATAGCAAACAACAAATGCTCCAGGTCGGAGAGCTTTTAAAAATAGCCTCTGAAAATACGGAGTCAGAATACCCGCCTGAATTCCTATATGCAACCTTCGTAAAAGAAGTGCAGATGCCTGACAGCAAGTTTTTGCGCTACGGCAATGTGTTGTACCTCATACACGGTTCACCCAAAGATCCTCGCAAGGGTCAGTTCAGAGCATTGAACGCAGACATTGCCCAAAATTTCCTAAACTCCGGTTTCCAATTCGTCATCGACGCATACAAAGCCGGGTTTGATGTATTGGTCACAGAATTTAAAGATCAAAGCCTATTAAATATTTTCCGAACTGTCGCAAAAAATCCTCCTAACCCTGGCATGGGGTATCAAGTCGAGATGACGCAAGGTGGTCAGTATAGAGTGACCCTACAGCTCGGAACACCACGTCAAGGAGCTAGATAATGAGTGCAGTCGTTTCAGCAATTGGTGATGCCGTTGGCGGTATCGTTGAGGGTGTAGGTGACCTTGTAGAGGGCGTTGGCGACGTTATCGGTGACATTGGTAGTGCTATCGATGATTACGTTATCCAGCCGATTCTTGATGACCCCTTAACTGCTATTGCCACCGTTGCAGGTGCTGCAATCTTAGGACCTATGGCGGCTCCATATCTTGGGGCATTTGGCGCTGGTGCAGGTGCTGTTGGAGCAGGGCTAGGTGCATTTGCAGGCAATACCACTGCTGGGCTTGTACAGGGTGAAGAATTTGATGAGGCCATTAAAGGCGGTTTGATTTCAGGTGTAACAGCTGGTTTGACACAAGGTGCATTTGATTACTTTGGTGGTCCTAGTGCAGCAGCAGTTCCTGATGAAGCGCTTGCAGGAGCAGCCGACGATCCTCTTGGCCAATTCTTAGCTAGCAAAAATAACTTTGCGGATGTTGATGTTGGCCTGCCAGGTGGTACGGGAGCAACTACTTATGCTGTGCCTCCTCCACCAAGCTTGACGCCTACAGCACTCAATCCGCTTGATGACACGCTGACATCCTCTCTTGATGATGCCTTGACGACTTCTCTTGATGACGCTGTGGTTCCTCCTCCTAAGGTGGCTGCTCCTACTACATCAAGCCCTTTGTCTACTGCTACTCCTCGCAACTACCTGACAGAGGGTATTGACGACAGTTTTGGTAAGCTCAAGGTGCCTAAGTATGATCCAATGGCTCCATTGCCAAGGGATTTAATGGGCAACATTGACTACAGCCTTGGTGCTGGTATGCAAAGCACTAATCCTGGTTTGCAATTGCCTAAGTCACCTAGTCTTTCTAGCATGGGGGGTGGTTCTGGTTTGACTCTTGCACAAGAAGCAATTCCAGACTTCACCTACAGCATGAACAGCTTAGATCCTTCTATTCGTGGAATGAGCGACTCCTGGGTTGGTGAGAGCGGTAAACTCTATGGTGCAGGTACACCAGCAGGTACAGTTGGTGAGCTTGGATTTACTGCCGCTCCTAAACAGTTTTCTTACGATCTTCCTAGTGTTGCTCCTAAGACTCTTGGTGACAAGCTTAAAAACTTTGATTTTGCTGACATCAACGCAAGTGACATGTCTAGTCTTGCAGGAAAAGCAATCGACTATGCTATTGACAATCCGTTGACTACTTTGGCAGGTATCACATTGGCGACAGGTGTATTGAGTCAAGATGCTCCTCCAAATGCACAGCCAAATCCTGGTAGCACACGTGACCCTAGCTTTACAAGGCCAATGGATCAATACAACTACATGCGCGATCAAATGGGTTATGGTGGCGATATTTACAGATACGGCCAGTCAGGTGGAGAGCATAGGTTCTTTACACCAAGCCGTTTTGAACTAGTCACGCCTCCTCCCGTTACTGCAAAAGAAGGTGGCTTGATGCACATGCGACAAGCTTATCAGGCAGGTGGTAGAGCTGCTCCTATGAACCCACGTATGATGCAGACAGGAATGCCTGCCGGTGGTATGGGACGTGGTATGCCTTCACAAGGCGGACTAAACCAAGCAATGCAGACTGGCAACATGCCTCCTGCTGGTGGTATGCCAATGCGAGGTAGTCCTCAGCCTGTGAACCGTAACCCACGGACTTCCTACTATCAGTATGGAACCCCTCCTGGAGGAGCTCCTAAGCCTGGTATGTCGGCTGGCGGCGCACTGAACATGGTTCGTAGCTATAACATTGGTGGAGGTGCTGATGGCCGCTCTGACGACGTAGATGCTGTCTTATCTGATGGCGAATACGTGTTTGATGCGGAGACAGTTGCTCTACTGGGCAATGGTTCATCTGAAGCAGGTGCAGACCGCTTAGACCAGATGCGCCAGCAAATTCGCAAGCAAAAGGGAAAACATCTAGCTCAAGGCAAGATCAGTCCTGATGCTCAAAGCCCATTGTCTTACTTGAAGAGGTCCTAATATGGGAATTCTAGACTTTCTATTCCAGGGCAGCCCGCCATCGTCTGTTACCACTTATGGTGAGACGACTCAAGACTTGCCTACCTGGTACAGTGACTACACACAAGGTCTGATCAGCCGTGCAAACGCGATCGCAGCAGAGCCGTATCAAGCCTACACGAATCCTAGGATTGCCGGGCTAGACCCGGCGCAGCAAACGGCGTATCAGAAAACATTGGGGCTTGAGCAGCAATACGCCCCAACAATGCAATCTGCTCTACAAGCCGCCCAGCAAGGGGCTGGAGGAAGTTCTTTAAATCAAGCAAACCCTTACTTCCAGCAGGCTCTTGGTTACAACCCAATGACCGCTGCCAACCCATTGCTTGGTGAAGCAGCCTCGAATATTCGCATGCAAGCAGGCGATACTAGCGCCTTGGCTCAACCTTATTTGAATCAAGCGGCTCAGATGACTGGGCAAGCAGGTCAAACTGGTTTGGCTGGCATTCAAGACTACATGAACCCATACAATGCACAAGTCGTTGACCGCATTGGTGAACTGGGGGCTCGTAACTTGCGTGAGCAGTTTTTGCCTCAGATCCAAGACAAGGCGATTCAGTCAGGTCAATTTGGTGGTAGCCGTCAAGGCGAGGCTATTGGCCGTGCTTTGCGTGACACTCAAGAGTCTACACTGGCTCAGCAGGCTCAAGCATTGCAATCTGGCTATGGTCAAGCTGCTCAGCAACTTGCTGCAGATCGTACTCGTCAACTACAAGCTGCTGGTCAAACAGCAGCCCTTGGTCAAACTCAGGCTGGTCTTGAGAGTGCTGATCTTGCAAGGTATGCCCAGACTGGATCCCAATTGGGGGCTCTTGGTCAAATGACAGGCCAATTAGCCGGTCAAGCAGGAACACAAGCATTGCAAGTCGGTCAGCAGACAGGAGCTCTTGCAGGTCAAGATCTTACTCGTCAACTACAGGGTGCCCAGCAACTTGGAGCCCTTGGTCAGCAGCAAGCTCAGCTTGGACTTCAAAACATTGGTGCCTTGGAAGGTGCTGGAGCGTCTCAACAGCAGCAAGCTCAGCGTTCATTGGATCAGGCATACGCCGACTTCCTTGGACAAAGAGAATACGACCGCAACAACATTGCATTCCTCAACGCAGCTATTCGAGGCCTTGAGATTCCTACGTCGACATCAACCACCTCTACAGGTCCTGCCAGCGTATATCAACCTTCGCCGTTGTCTCAACTGGCTCAGGGTGCTGCAAGTATCTACGGCTTCAACAAGCTGTTTGGTGGAAAATAATTAAGAGGATTCAATATGCCGTTAGATGATGAAGATCTGCAAGAACAGCTAGGCGCGACAAATCAGACCGGATTTACTTCGTCAAGAGGTCAGAATCCATATACAACCCAGCTTCAAGAGTTGCTGGGTAAGTATCTTGAGCAAACTGACAAACAAGCCACTGAAAAGCAAGTTATTCTTGATAAGGCTCGTGAGCGCCTTCTTGCGCGTCAATCTGGACCTTCTGATGCAGAGACGGCTTTTCGTATTGCCGGAGCCTTTGGTAAGCCGACCAGGACTGGTAGCTTCTTTGAAACGCTAGGCGGTGTGTCAGATGTGACAGCCGATGTTCTTAGCCAGAAGCGTAAGTCTAAAGCAGAACTTGAAGATCTGCAGATGAAGTACGACCTTGCAGCCATCGATCAGAAGGGTGAGGGCCTTAAGACTAAGGTCTCTGCCCTTTCTACATTGGCCAAGACTGTACCTAAAGATCGCTTGACCGAGATCGAGAAGCTGACTGAAGTCATTCAAGATCCTAAGGCAACGCCTGATGCCAAGCGTATTGCAGAAGCCCGTATCAAGAAACTAACATTCATCAAGCCTGAAACAGCCGGTGCAGATGGTGTTGGTGGTAAGCCACAATCGCCAGCCGGTAAGATTGCGGCAGACGAGGGCTTTAAGCCAGGAACCCCTGAATTCAATAAACGTGTTCAGACCATCGTCAAGGAAGGCACGACAGTTAAGCTATCTCCTGCTGAGATCAAGCTCAAAGATGAGCTGCAAGACAAGATCTCTGCCGGTAAAGAAGTGGTCACCGCGTTTGGACAGGCATTGAAACTAAATGACGTAGCTTATGAAGGTAAGACTGCAGGCATTCGTGAGTCTGTCGGTTCTGTCATTCCTGGTGTTCGTCAATCTACTGCTCAAACTGCAACGGCAGACCTTGAAAACATTGTACTTGGTACTGCGCTGACCCAATTAAAAGCAATTTTTGGAGCAGCTCCTACCGAAGGCGAACGTAAGATCTTGATCGATGTTCAAGGCTCTATCAATAAGCCTGCAGCAACCCGTAAAGCTATTTGGGAAAGAGCCCAGACAGCCGCGGCTCGCAGAATTAAAGACAATCAAACAAGATTGACCGAGATCAGTACAGGAGCCTATTCACGCAAATCCGTATCAGGTGATGATGCAGAGCCAGAAGGAAATGCTGATGGCGGACGTGTAGGTTTTTCTAGAGGTGGTGACGTATCCGCAGCCAACATTGGCCGTGCAGTAGGTCAAGGCCTCGGCTTTGGCTTTGGTGACGAGGCAATCGCCCGTGTCAGAGCCAAGATGGAAAATCGCCCATACGAAGATGTACTGCGTGAAGAGCGCGAAGCCTATGATCGTTTTGTAGAAAAGAACCCCTTAATTGCTCTAGGCACTGAAGTTGTATCAGGAGCCATTCCTAGTGTTGCGGCTGCATTTATTCCTGGTGGCCAAGCAGCTACTGCAGTGGGAGCAACAAGGACTGCTCAGGCTGCCCAACGCCTGTCATCTGTCTTGCCGCAGTTTATGAAAGGGCCAACGGCTCGTATGGCAGGAACAGCAGGTGTTCAAGGATCTATCTCAGGTGCTGGTACAGCAACAGAAGGTGAACGTGGTGCTGGAGCAGTTCAAGGTGGCGTAACAAGCGCCGTTGCAGGACCAGTCATTGCAAAAGGTGCACAACTTGTAGGAGCAGGTGGCAAGGCTATTAAGAGCAAGATTGCACCTTCACCTCAAACCGTTGAGGCAAGAGCCAATGAGAAGGTACTAGAGGCAATGGCTAGGGACGAGATCGATCCTATACAAGCACGAGCCATGATGGAAAAAGACAGGGCAATGGGCGTTACTTCAACACTCATGGACGTCACTCCATCTACTAAATCGCTTGGAGAAGCTGTGGTCACGATCCCCGGACCAGGACGTAAGATTCTTGGTCAGGCTCTGGAAGATCGTCTTGAAGGTGGTCGTGATGTTGTTGGTCAGCGCGTTGTTAAAGACTTGGCCAAGGGCCGTGACTACGTTGCAAGCGAAGATAGCCTACTTGGCAAGCTTCGTGCAAATGCAAATAACCTCTATGATGCAGCCTACGCCCATGGATCTGTTAACGATCCACGCCTCATGAAGGTATTGGAAGACGATACATTTAAGAGTGCCTTTAAAGAAGCTCAAAGAATTGCTGCAAAAGAAGCACGGGCAGCAGAGCTACGTGGTGAAGATCCAAGCAAGTTTATCCTCAAAGACATTTACAACGTCGACAGCGAGGGCAACATCGCCAGCATTAGTAAGGTGCCTGACGTCAGGACCTTGGACTACATCAAGCGCGGTATTGACGCATTGATTGACAAGGGCTACAAAGGCGAAGGTATGGGTAAGGCAGAAGCCAATGCTCTTAAAGATCTTCGTAAGGCGTACATCGGAGCCATTGACGAAAATGTGCCTGAATATGCAGCCGCTCGTGCCAAATATGCCGGCGACATGGAAGTGCTAGATGCTCTTCGCCTTGGTCGTGAGGAGTTTATGTCTCCTAAGACCTTGCCTGAGCAAGCTAGAAAGATCGTTGCCAATATGTCAGAAGGCGAACGTGACGCTTTAAGAACTGGCGCAACACAAGCCATCCTGACTAAAATTATGGACAGCCCGCAGCAAATTAACGCGGCCCAGCGTGTCATAGGAGCACCTGCAACACGTAAACGTCTTGAAGCCCTATTCGATAATCCTCAGGAATATGAGATCTTTGAAGCAGCTTTAAAGCGTGAATCCGAATTGTTCAGAAACGCCCAAGACATCGCCCGCGGCAGCCGTACCCAGCCTAAAGCAGAAGCTGTTAAGGATCTGAAGTCTGGCAGCGGAGTACTTGATGTTGCCGGCGAGGCGGTTGACGTAGCTATGGGAACACCTGGCTCCGTGGTCGGTCGCGTCTTGAAATACTTACAAGCCAGAACGACACTTGATGAGAAGAGCTCTGCAGAGATTGCCAAGATGCTTAAGTCATCGACACCTCAAGAGATTGACGACACCTTGTCACGTCTAGAGAGGAGCAGCGAGAAGTTTGTTCAAGACAGAGAGCGCACTTCAAAACGTCTGCAAGGAATTGCAGGAACTACCGGCCGCGTGCTTCCTGAATCTGAGAAGCTTCCTGTTGAAAAAGAGGAAGCCCCTGATGAGGATGTAGAAGCTACTATCGAACGCCTCACCAGGGAGTAAGAGGAATGAGTGATCTAGACAAACTCAAAGACAAGTACGACAAAAAAGAAGATAAGGCATCTTCAAACGTCAAGAACGCTAAAGCCCTGACCAAAGAACTTGAGTCCAAGAAAGACTCGGCTCCTGTAAGGGCAGCAAAGCAAGCCGTGTCTGGTTTCAGAAGCCAGTGGTCTGGTATGGACGACCAGGGCAAAGTAGGAATTGGTAAGGGTGTTCCTGGTATCTATTACGACACCGTGGCCATTCCTGCATTGGCTGGAGTTGTTGATGACAAGTATGCTCCTGAGTTTGCTGTAGAGGCCGATAAGAAGGCCGGAAAGATCAAAGAAGCTATCCGTAAGGACATGGGTATCGAAGCACCTAAGGGTGCCTTAGAACACTTTGCAAATGCAGGTGGAACCATGCTCGCCCAGTTGCCGGTTCCCGGAGCCTGGCTAAACCGAGTCTTGAGCCCAGTTAAAAGTGCCGGAATTGCCGGCAAGGTAGCCACGTCTCCTATCGAATATCTAAGCCCGATCGTAGATCCTAAGAAGATCAACTATGGTGTTGGTACTGGCTTTGGCGGTACCATCGGCACCGTTGGCGAGATGCTTGAAGAAGAGCCTGTCAAGAAAGAACTTGGCGGTTTGATTCAGAAGTACGAAGACGGTGGCCGTGTCGGCAAAGTCAAGTCGTTCTTCTCTGCCGTTGACAAGGCCATTGATACCTTAAAGCAGAAAAAAGGAACTGGAGAGCAGATCCTCAAGGAGATCGAGAAGGCTCCTGGTGTCAAGAAAGAAGAGCTTGAACTTCGTAAGATCGGTGAGAAGCTTAAAAACAAGAAGTCAATTACCCAAGAAGAAGTCAGGGCTCTTGCTGCTGAGTCGCCCGCTCCTAGTATCAAGGCCATAGTTAAAGACAAAAAGCCTATTCCTGTTGCCGAAGATTGGACCCCTGATCTTAGCGAAACAAATGCGTCTTATCTAGAGATTATGGGGATCTCCCCCGTTGTCAATCCAGAAGACAGGACAGTACTTGGATTCTTGATTGAAGAAACCGGCGACATTGTTGACATCAATACCCTAAAGTCGATGACGCCAGAAGATTTTGGTGTTCAAAAAACAATTAACGACTACAACATGGTTGACGATATGAAGGGCGTCGCCAGCATGGTAAACACCCAGTTCAATAATGCAACTAGGGCTGCTATGCAAAACAAAGAGCCTAAGTTTGAAAAATACACGACTCCAGGTGGTGAAAACTATCGTGAGATATTGCTGCAAGTTGACAGGCCATCTTCTTCAAGAAAGGCACTTGGAGGAGATCCTGTAGAGCTTACCCCAGCAGAGGCAGCAGAAAGAATTGGAATCATGCCTGATGATTTTGCAGAGGATTCTAAGGTTCTCTACTACCCATCTGGCTATTACATTGAAAAGCTTAAAAGCGGTCGCTATATTACAACTGTTGAAAATAGAGACAAGCTCAGCAGCAATCTTAATGAAGTTGAAGACTTCTTAGCTAGTGCCATGTCTTCTGAAGTAGGCATGAGTAGCCCTTCATTTGTTAGCGGACACTTTGATGAACCAAACGTTGTTGTCCATGCCCGTGTAACAGATCGCAAAGGACCTAACGGCGAGAAGGTCTTGTATGTTGAAGAGATTCAATCAGACTGGCATCAAGCTGCCCGCAAGAAAAGAGATGAACTCATTGACGACAAGCTCAGTGAGTCTCGCGAGATGGTTGAAAAACAAAGCCGCGAGATCATGGAGAGCATCGGCAGGTCTGAGCCAACTAGAGAAAATGCGGCTATTCGTGAAGGTATCGTAAATAAACTAGCTAAGCAACGTCGTGCTGAAATTGCTAAAGAGATTCCAAAAGATGAGGGATATTCAAAACCAATGTCTGATCTTCAAGGAACGTCTGCGGATGATATTCTTTGGCAATATGGCGACCGTCTAAATGAAAATCAAAAATCTTGGTTGCGTGACTTTATTGAGAAATGGGAACTAGACGTTGATGGTTCACCTGCTGGTCAAGCGGCCCAAGATCAATTAGCTAGAGAATACGACGCATGGATTAGTACCAATTCACTTAAGGGTGTTCCAGATGCCCCTTGGAAAAATACTGCCAATGAGCTTGCTGTGAAGCAAATTTTAGATGTCGCCGCAAAAGAGGGCTACGACACTGTGGCCTTTAGCCCAGGATCAGAACACGCTAAGCGCTATGGTATGAGCCAGTTCTTTGATACTTTAACAGCTACCAAAGAACCTAATGGCCAAATTAAGTTAGTGGGCACAAAAGAAGGCAAGGGCGTGGTCGATAGACGCGTTGACGCAGACGAGCTTGCAGACTACATCGGCAAAGAAAAAGCTGAAAACATTATGGCCCAACTTAAGAAGCCGCCTCCTAGGAACGAGGCCGGAGACAGACTAAGTGGCCTAATAGACGAGTGGTCTCAAAAATATGATGATGACTTTCCTATCACCTTAAAAGAAAAGCTGACACCAGAAGAGGTGAATCAGTGGGATACTTTGCTTGAAGAAAGCCGAGTATGGGATCGTGAAAACAGGGTTCAAGAGGGTAATAGGATGGTCATGCCTAAGCAGCAGGCTGTTTTAGTAGGTGAAGAACTAGAACTGACAACCGCTGAAGGCGCCGGCAAGAAAAAGATCTACGACGAGATCATTCCTAACTTTGTTCGCAAGTACGCGCAAAAAGAGTTTGGTGCTGAGCCTGGTGAGATTGATATTTCTATCGGCGGCTCTACAAAGCCGTATGAGCAATATCTAGAAGAGATCAACATCGACCCCTATCGTTATTTTGATGAAGACCAAGTGTTTGATGAACTACATGAGCGCGTCATGGATAAGGCAAATGTCAGAGGATATGACTTCAAGGGCGAAGATGCCGATGATCTTTGGGATCAGATGATGACCCGCGAGGGTCCGTTTGAGGAAATCTGGCAACAGGCAGAGCAAGAGATGTATCAGGCTAAAGCCAAAGAACTTGCTGAAAAAGATCCAGGTCAAAAGCTCAAAGCGTTTGCTGTTCCCGTCACTCCTCAAATGCGCGAGAAGATTACAGGTGAAGGTCAAAAGCTATTTGCAGCAGCCCCAATAGTAGGTGTTCAAGGCATTCCTGGCATGGAAGAAGCTCAACAAGCCTTTGATTCAGAGGGGTCTGATTACGACTACGAAACCGCAAGGTCTTCTGGCATGGCTCCTGAAGAATCAGGAGAAAACAAAGGTCATTGGGGATCTGTAGCACAAGCCAGTGAAGAAGCAAGAAGGCAATACGGTTTGCCTGAAGACAGCTACATGCTTCTCAAGGGAAGAAAGCACGAGACATGGAACATGGCTGAAGAAGCCGAAAAAGAGCGAGGCGCGGAGATCATCAAGCGCGGAGATCGCTACTTCTCAGTGCCGAGGGGTTCTGTCAGTGAGGAAGCCTCCGCTGAGTTTGAAACTGGTGGGCGCGTAGGTGCTGCAAAGAAAGCTATTGAAGCGGCTATGAAAAAAGCCGGCCAGAAGAAGGGTCAGGTAGCAGATAAAGACTTGACAACTTTGCAAGACTTTCATACAAGTCTTGGAGACAGGATAAATGAAAGAGTGCGCGAAAAGATGAAGCTAATGGAAAGCTTCGACTATTCCTATAAACCTGGTGACAGGGTATTCACTGAGTGGTCTGCTAGCAATAACTACGCGCCATTTGAAATATTGAGAAAGACCATCACAGACGAAGGTTTTGTTCGTGATCCAAAAACTTCAAAAATTCTTCGCGATGCCGAGGGAAATAAGGTTAAACGCGAACCAGAACCGGGATACTTAATCCGCCACCAGCTTAACTTTAATGGGGAGGACATTGACCATCAGTATGTGATTCCTGCAAAGAACATCAAGGGTCTTGTAGAACCTGATGAACCTTACAAACGAGGTGGTTCCGTAGGCTTTGAAAATGGTGGGCGAGTAGGGAAGACTAGGGAAGCTGCAGAAAAGCTCCTACGGGTCCTCCATGGAAGTCCTACGAATGTCGTACCGTCAAAAGAACGGACCATTGACGTGACTACAGATCCTGCCTACGCGGTAAAGCGCGGAACAGACAAGATGTTTGGTAAGTCAGGTCCTCCGATGGTTAACAAATTTGACATACCAGAAGGCCGGCTGCTTAGGTTTGAGGAGCAGTACAGCCCTCAAGACGTAGCCCTGATGAAGCGATTCTTCAATAAGCTGCCTGGAGACACCCCCATGACCGGGGAGGAGATCTACGATCTGGCCCAAGGACGAGACGTGGTTCTGGGTGGTATCGCCAAGGCTGGCGGCTTTGCGGGGTATGAGCGCCCCAATACCGGGGCCGTGGGCAAGGGTCAATGGTTCCGGGTAACCGAGCCAGAAGAACTCAAGCGGGGTAAGGCTCGCGGGGGTCTTGCCCAAGCTACAAAACCCCTATAGAGGATTCTAGAAGCCTTAAAAGAGTGGATTGATCCAGTCCTTTATTGTCTCGCGTGGACTAGAGGACGAGCGAACGAGTCAAATATAGGTGTTAAATGACTAAATCCAGCCTGTTATGGCTCTAGAATTGATCTATAGCGTTTTTGGCCGGATAGCTAGTAAATGTCCCAGCATAAAAATATTTTAAAAAAGTCGCGCGCCACGTGATTTTCCACTGTAGAATCTACCCATGCACAGCAATTCTGCTTGCATAAACAGAAAGAAGAAAGGATTCACCATGTCACATGAAGTAGAAACGATGGCTTACGCCAATGAGACCCCTTGGCACGGCCTTGGTACCCCTGTCGCCGATACTTTGACCCCTGTCGAGATGCTGCAAGCAGCTGGCCTTGATTGGAAGGTTGAAAAGAAGGCGTTATTTGTCGATGATCTAGACACACAGATCAACAGCCACTATGCACTAGTGCGCAATACCGACAGTCGCATTCTTGGCATCTGCGGCAACGAATATTCCCCAACACAGAACGAAGAGGTTTTTGACTTCTTTAGCAAGTTCTGTAAAGCTGGCGACATGAAGATGGAAACAGCTGGCAGTTTACACGGTGGAAAACGCGTTTGGGGTCTTGCAAAGATCAATGGCGGCTTTATGTTGGGCGGCAAAGATGAAGTCGAAGGCTACATCTTGCTTGACAACCCACACATCAGGGGTCGCAGCCTACAGATCATGTTCACACCTATTCGCGTGGTCTGCAACAACACCTTGACTCAAGCTCTACGTGGTAATACCCACAAGGATGCAACTTTCCGCATGTCTCATGATCGCGCCTTCAGTGACGAGATCAAGCAAGAGGCTGCAGAAAAAGTTGGCTTGGCAATGAAAGCCCTTGACGTATTCAAAGATCGTGCCGAATTCTTGTCTAAGAAGCGCGCAAAAGATCAAAAGGTCATGGAGTTTTTCAGCAAGCTAGTTAATCCTGATCTCTATCAAACTGCTCAAGAGCAGAGTGAAGACGGTATCGTTAACCGCTCTGATCTTGGCCGCACTGTTAACCGTTTGATTGACATTGTTCACACTCAACCAGGTGCTGATCTGAAGACTTCAGCAGGTACTTGGTGGGGCGCGTTCAACGCAGTGACGTATTACTACGATCACGTCGCAGGCACTGATCAAGACAAGCGATTGACATCTGCTTGGTTTGGTTCAGCAGCAACACGCAAACGCCAGGCACTTGACTTAGCCGTCGAGTTCGCTGAAGCAGCGTAAAGCTTGGGGGCTTCGGCCCCCTTGCCTTCCCTTTTTAACCTAGGAGAATCAAAATGGCAAATGCCAGAGGAAAAGCAATTGACAATACCCATCTCAGTATCGATCAGGCCGAAGAGCGCGGCTTCATCCACCGAGACTACATCGCCCACTGCCTACGATGGACCCACGTGGCCAAGTACATGGGCAAACCAGATCACCGCAAGGATTGCAAGCTGCTAGACATTGGCTGCGGCAAAGACGTGCCGTTGGCTCGTATGCTGATGACCAGTCGCATGGCTTCAGATGGTCTTGAGTATGTCGGCATTGACTACAACGCATTGGAGATGCCTTCAATGTTCACGAATACCAAATTCAAGCCTACTCTGATCGGCAAGGTAGCATTCCCAGATGTTCAGTTACCGCATGAAAAGTATGACGTGATCACAAGCTTTGAAGTGCTTGAGCACGTAGAACCAGTCCACGCCTTAAAGATGCTGCAAGGTATGAACAAGATCTTGGCCGATGACGGAGTTGTGTTTATCTCAACACCAGTTTACGACGAGAAGGTAGGAGCAGCAGATAACCACGTGAATGAGATGACTTACGAGACCATGCAAGCAATGATTGCGCATGCTGGCTTTGAGATCGACGATCATTTCGGCACATTTGCATCAATCAAAGATTACAAGGAAGTCCTTGAAAAAGAAGACATCGATGGAGTGTTCAATCGTCTCCGTGCTTACTACGACAGCAACTATCTGGCAACTATCTTTGCCCCGCTCTATCCACGCCATTCGCGTAACGTGCTGTGGAGACTTAAGAAGTCTGCTAGCAAGGACGTGCTCTTACCGAAATTCAAAGAACTGCCCCAGCCGCTGTCAAGCAGTAATGAGTGGCAGCCTCTCTTTGATCACGTTGGAGAATAATCATGTCTAATATGTTTGACGATGTTGCAGCCTTTCATAAGCGGTTTGGCTTAGAACCTACTCAGCAGCCTGATTTTCCAGATCAGCACATCTGGATGCTCAAGAATATTCACATGCAAGAAGAGCTCAATGAGATTCGCGCTGCTTGCTTGACAGGAGATCTTGAGCAGTATTTTGACGGTATCATTGACCTTGTCTACGTAGCTCTTGGTGCTGCTTATCTTGCTGGCTTACCTTTTGAAGAAGGCTTCAAGCGTGTTCACGAAGCTAACATGAAAAAAGTTAGAGCAACAACTGCAGAAGAGAGCAAAAGAGGATCTACCTATGATATAGTTAAACCTGCAGGTTGGGTGGCTCCCACTTTAGAAGATCTGCTTAGAAAGGAGAAAGCATGAAAGGATTGATCATCGTTGACGGTTGCGATGGCACAGGCAAGACAACTCTTGCTAAAGCTATTTGCGAACGCTTCAACGGCATCTACATGCACAACACTTACAGATGGCCTACCAAGATGCCTCTGTATCACACAGCTGCCTTGCATCGCGCATTGAAGCTGGCTAAGACACGCTTGGTCGTTATTGATCGTCTATGGATGAGCGAAGCGATCTATGCAGAAGTGTATCGTGGAGGTAGTTCTTGGCCCCACATGGGCCGGATGATCGATCGCATTGTTCGTAAACATGCTGGCTTGTATATCTTGACCTTATCTCCTGAAGGCCATAAGGAACGTTTTGACAAATTAAAGACAGAGCGTGAAGAGATGTATGACAACGTTGAAGCAGTACGTATCCGTTATGACGAGCTCTTTCATGGTGGCTTTGCTATGCATGATCGTGACTATGCGCAGCAATTGTCTGTACATGGTATGAAAGACAGGCATGATGTACTTGGCTATAGACTTGATGTCGAAGGCACTGACATACCTCAATTCTTGTCATTCGTTGAAGCTGCTTTGATGGAGCGTCAGATGAGTCAGTATGAACCTGCTTTGCACTTGCATACGAAAAACTTTGCAGGTCATTTAGGCGATGCTGATACCATCATTGTCGGTGATCAAACAAACAGCAAGATGCGAGCCCTTGAGTGGCCTTGGTATGACATTGGTAACAGCAGCTTGTTCCTATCAGAGTGCTTGCATGATCTGCATTTTGATGAGACACGAGCAGTCTATATCAATGCCAATTCTGGCAATGGCGGCTTGTACATCGGCGATTGCTTACGTCATAGCCCATATATGAAGCTTGTTGTTCTTGGCCAATTGGCCTTTGACACTGTCAAGCACTTACGTATGGATCGCACCGCTGTTCGCTGCATGCACCCATCTGCAGCAAAGCGTTTTAACAAGCGTGATGAATTCATGCAAGAACTTAAAGGAGCCTTGAAATAATGAATACAACTAACATCAACTGGCAAGGCTTGCTTCACATCATCATGAAGCACGGTCAGCAAGCTAATCCAAGAGGTCAGAAGA